CGACCCATGATTCCAACCAAGGAACCATCTGTAGCTCGTTCTGGGATTGTGATTCGATTGGATTCGATATCATAGCCGACACCAAACTTCTCTTGTGTAGCCAAACTGATTCCATCTTTAACGAATTTGAGATTGTACTTGTTTGCATATGGCTCCAGGATTTCTTCTGGATAAACTTTCAAGTCTTCCATCTCTTCTTTATAATCTGGTATCAACTTTAAGAAGAAACCACCGAACGGCCAGTGCGTTTTGATATTCACTTCGTCTTCTGAAATACCAGCTTTTCGTGCAGCAAATCTCAAAGCGTCTGGGAAAGAGCAGTGTTTGACATCCATAATCAGACTGAAAATGTTCCCCTTCTGATTTGTTGAGAAAACAAAAAATCGAAGAGTGCTGCAATCAACCATGCAACTTGTTGGGTTACGTTGTTCTTCACGAGCAAACCGTAGATTGTTTTTTTGAGGATTGAATTTGATATTTTCAAAACCAAGTGCTTCAAGGATCTGGATGATTTTGTCTGGCTGATTTTCGAGCTTAGACGTTAAAAGATTGACGTCCACATAATCACCCCTCCCTTCTTATTTATCTGCGGTCATATTGACCATGGTCGTTTACAATAGTACAATAACCGATCTCTTGCCATGTATTATAAGCGCCATTTACGCAGTACAAGAGACACTGCCCTCGTTCATCGTTTCGAGTTTTATCAAGGAAGATAACGACATATTTTTTGTCTTTATCGATCTGAACAGGAACTTTTATGTACTTCCCGGAGTCAAGCTTCTTATAGCGATAAGGTTCACAGTCATATTTTTCACCAGAGTATTCATCATCCCACAGCAATCTCTGGAGACAAACCTCAGAACATACTTCTTTGATTTGTTTTGAACTACTCAAGCAACTTGCATCAAGATATCTTTGATTTGTGGTGTAAAGAGCCAACTGAAAGCTTGCAACGAAACACACCTGTTCTTTACTTACAGCTTGAAAGATACGACGACTATCCATCAAAAGTGTCTGCCACATTCTATCGTCATTCCCAGAAGAATCAGATGCTTTAAGAGTGTCATAAATAAATACTTTCGTTCCGCTTCGTGCCAATCGTTTGATGTGTTTAACAAGTGAACTTGTATCGCTTTCAAATAATTTCACGAACTGAATATCCGAATATTTCTCTTTTTCGATTTTAATTGCTTCACGCAGCATCTTTTTATCTTCTTCTGTAAAATGTCCAGCTTTAAGCTTTTTACGAGTGATATTCCAATAATTCAAATCGTTCGTCAAGACATGAACAAGGAGAAGGTTTTTATATGCATCAACTGTCATTTCGTTTGAGATAATGCAAACCTTGTAACCATTTTCTGCTATTGGGACGACCATATTATTAAACAGAAAAGAACTTTTAAAACTGCCACTATGAGCTGCCAATAAATACATGTCACCAATTGGAAGACCAAGAGTTAAACTATTTAAAATCTTTGCAACTTTATCATATTGGACACCTACGCCCATACCCGCATCACACTGTTCAAGATATTTCTCATCAGCAATGATGTTTTCGACTTTTGCGCCGTTCCCGGTAGTCAGCGCTACGCTGTTATTGAGCAGCTCGAAAGTGTTATACACATCTTCGTTCGTGGCATCATCAAAGCGTTCCGGGTGACTGAACAGCTCATCATACTTGGTGGCCAAGATTTTGAGCGTATTCATTTTGGCGATTTGGTTGTAATAGCTGTCTGCGTTTTCCGGATCTACTAGATCCATCATTTCCTTACAAGCTCGCCAACCATTTAATTCCTCATAATGCCGCCGAAGAGTAGGTTTATCTGATAAATATGTATCCAGAGTAATATTGTCGATATTTGAAAATCCCTGTTGACGAAGACCACGACCAACTCGGAAATAGAAAAGCGGTTCTTCACAAATCAGAGTTTTATCAATCCCTTCGTTGACGTTTTTATAATCGTCATATCGCTGAGGGTCTTTCCAGAGACAAAAAACAAAACTTGCTTCGATTTGTTCACGGTTTGCCTCGATTTTTTTAATCGTCTTGTTCAAATCCATAAATCATCACCTCCAAGCAAGTTGCTTACATCATTCCCTTTATGTGTTACTCCGACATTGGACAAGTCGATCATTGCGTCAATATCCGATTCGAAACTTTGTTTGATCGTTTTATTCGTTTTGTCCTGTTCACGACGATATACCGCTCCGATATTATTGCGGACGATTGCCATCATATAGTTTGCTTTAGCCATATCGCTATCAAACTTTTTATTGGTCATAGCCCACTGGATTGCGGTACGTTGTTCATCGAATGTTTGCTGAATGATTTCGTCTGAATACCAATCCAATTCTTTGAGTCGTCGGAACACGATCGTCGGCATAGGCTGTCCCCCATTAGGATCGTAACCGATTAGATTTGCGATCGTATCACAGAGTTTTTTGTAAGACTCTGTAGTGCGTCCTGGCTTATCGTAATGTTTCGGTTTATTCTTTTTCGCTTTTTCTTTGCGTCTACCGGCCATCCAGGCTTGATAAATCGCTTCGGACTGGAAATACCATCCGTTTGGAGCTACAAAATATTCATCCCGTGGCCCCACTGTGCCGGTAGCCCGGCATTTTACCATTGCTGGTTTTGCCATATTTCCACCTCGATTACCCACCATCCCGCCCTATGTTTTATTTTTATCTGTGCACAACTTACTTTATGCGACCAAAGAATAAACACGCTTTAATGCGTCGATCGGAAATTCAGGGTCAGAGAATTTCAGACCGACTTCGTCACGAATTGCTTTGACCTGAGCCTTAACATCAGCAGAAGCGTTGCTGAAACGATCCTGGATTGCGCTGATCCACTCGGCACGATGGGGTTCATCCTCTTCGGCCTGAGCTGCTCCGACATACTGTTTTGCTCGCTCGGCCTGCACGGATTCAACCTCTTTCTTCTCAGCTGCCTGCTTCTTTAGGTCAGCTTCATACGAACGACCGCTCTTATCGTGTTCTGCCTTAATTGCGTCGGTTAGGGCTTTGATAAGTTCGTCTGCGTTCAGAGGAATTCGATCGACAATATCCGCGAATCGACTCTTAGCATCAACAGAGAAATTATCGTCACGGAAACAAATCACTCGACGCTCTTCCTTGACACGACCAATGACTTCTTCTTTCTTTGTTACGACGTTTTTGCGACCTGTTTTCACTTGATCAATGTCACGATCGATATATGCGACACCAACGATATCAACTTTGTTTTTCAAGGCATTGAAATAACGCTTTTCCATATTAGTAGACAACATCGAATAAGTGGCCATGGTGACAGGATCAGTAATATCAGTCTTCTTGGTGTGTCCGATAACAATCGGACTAACACCAACACGCTTTAATTCCCACATTCTATCTGTTACCAGCTCGACTGCTTTATCAAATGGTCCAGAAAATCCGTTAAAAGCTGCACGGAAGGTCTTAGCCCTTTTATCCGGATTATCGCGATTCCAGATTCGCAGGGTTTCATCTTCTGCCATTTTCATAAGTTCGTCGATAGTATCAATGACAACGACCTTCAAATCCTGATAATCAGAAAAACGGTTTTCGATAATATCAAGAGTGACGTCATCGAACTTTTCCCAATCCCAAATCGGTTCACATTCAATACCCTGGATAGTTGCTCGATCGGACTCTTTGCCACAAGTCAGAAACAAATACCCATCATCTCCAACAAGCTTTTCGCACATCTGTTTGATTACGGTGGTTTTACCAATGCCCGATTCACCCATGAGATAAATGCTGTAATCAAGAGGATTCAAACTAATATCAACTTTCTTGCCATATTTACGTGCCATTATGTATTCTCCTTTATTTTATTCATTCCATGGAAGTTCGACTGGATCAAAACATGGTGTCGATATCGTCCTCGCTGTTTTCCTGAGTTTCAACTGCGGGAGCAGCTGTAGTCTTTGCCTTAGTTTTAGAATCCTTCATCATATCGTCCAAACTTTCATCGACCGCCGGGACGTAGATTTCATCCTCAAATTCACGAGCCGTGTAACCAGAATCGGCTGCAGTCTTGCAATGCTCGAATTCACCAGTCAGCAAAGGCTTCACCAGACGCAACTCATTGACTCGCTCACCAAAGACGCTGCCGCGCGGTTTGAAATCTTCCATCTTAGAGATGCCGAGTTCGACCTGTTCTCTCTGCTGTTCCGTCAGACTGTCCATAGTAAACTCAACTTCCTCAGCACCATTGACAACTGCAAGCTGCCAGTTCATATGCACCGGGTTGCGGGACTTGGTCTCCAGATAACGCATCTTGTAATCGTGAATGGCCTTATGCTTTGGCTTGTTCATATCGAAGACTGCAGTGTTAAAAACAGTTTCGATCTGGAACATTTTACGAGCGGCGTCTGCCTTAGAATACATCGGAGTGTAGCAATGCATCAAGATCTTGCCATCGTCCTTGAAGCTGGATTTATCCATGCTGTCCTTGTCGTAATACAGATCCAGATTCATCGTCAGATGCGGAGTGTCCTTTTCACCAGGCGCATACACGTTCTGAATTTGAAACTCACGATAAACCTGATCGCTGTATTTGCCAGTGCCGGGACGAAGAGCAAAATTGCCAGTGACAACGATATCGTCTTCATAACCTGCCAGCGCGGATTCCAGATATTCGATCATATCCCACTCGGTGATGAACTCCTTACGCTCGCCCAAATTCACAGTAAACTTCTTGATACTGGACACATTCTTGACAATATCCTCATCAAAACGGTCTGCCCAATCGATCTCAATACTCTTCTTATCTACGTCCAAAGTCTTGATCGTGTCGTTCTTAAAGCCTTCCAGCTTGACATAACCAATATTGGTGCCAGCCTTAATGCCAAAATTGATACTGATCTTCTCACTGGTCTTAAGAGTATCGCGCTTCACCATTGGAGCCTTCCGAGAGACGGAAATCTTACCACAAAAACTAAAGCGGGAATAAACATCGTTTTTCTTGTCTGCCATATGTACCTCCTATGTATATAACCATCAATAATCGACTTCTTCAGTAGACTTTGCTTCCCATTCAGGGACATCCGGATAAGCGGGAATAATTTTTGGCTCGTGTTTGCAACGAGAAATGAATTCGTCTGTCAGCTTATCGAGGCAGTCAGAGCAAAGACAGAACTTCATTCGATCCTCGTCTCGCTTAGAACCATAAGGGAAAACGATCTCCTGCTCCCCAAGAACAGTCTCATCAATTTCGTTCAAAGTCTCACCACAGAAATTGCAAATCATAATTTATCTCCTATCTAATTTGAACTGCTGCGTATCAGATTAGAATCGGAGATGCGCGTCCATACAGCATCTGTACTCCCCTTTCGTCTTTTTATTTATAAATTCACTTCAGTTCTATGATGTCGTTATAAAGCATCACATAATCATCCGTGTATTTATTTCCATGAAAGTGGCCAAAATACCACATCGGTTTTTGATCCGCCGGGAATTGCTCGTAAAGGTCATTGAAAAACTCTTCTGTTGATGTATCGACCGTACTTTGGTCAACGCCGTTCAAGAACAGTTCTTTAGGTTCAAACCGCAGCGGACAAGTATGGGTCAACATAATATCAATCGGATATTTGGTTGCCATAAGACGCACGAGACCTTTTGTAAGTTCGTTTGGTTGTTCATCTTCAAACCACAGCAATGGCCAACCGCGCTCCAGCCGATAAAATTTATCAACAGAATAAGCGCCGCCACACACAAGTGCGTTTAACCAACTCTTACCCGCTTTAATCTTATAAATCGCACCATCAATTGCATAATACTGATTTGGGTACCGTGAATCCCATAACATCGGCCCCTGAATCGCTCCTTCTGTGATTTCAATCTCTTTGTAGCCATCCGTTTCAGTTGGTCTCCGCTCATGATTACCATGGATGCAAAACAATTTTGCTGGAACTTTGGCTGCGACATCTTTTATATGTTGGTCTCGTACATTTGTTACTCCAAAGTAATTCAGTCCGACGTCTCCAAGGCATATAATCCATTCGACACCAGCGGTATCTTCGCAAAAATGTCTTAGCTGAATAAACCGACTCGGAACTCCATGAATATCACCTGTCATGTAAACTGCCATTTGAAAACTCCTTTTCAAAAAACTCTTTGCAGGCGGCTTCAAACTTACAGCCTTCACAGTCTAGATTTGAATCCGTTCTTGTGCGACATATTTCTTTAATGCCTTGATTTTCTTTTATGAATTTATTGAAATTGTCAAATGAATATCTCATAAGAACCTCCTTTTAAGATGGAATCGGACTTACTTTGTCATAAAGAGTCCACTCGGCTGGACAATCACAGTGTGGTGTATAAAACCGAGTGCATAGGTTCCAATAAATACAGTCATCACAATTTCCTTCATGGCGATCGCATTCGTAGATAAAATCCCGAAGTGCAATTTCAAGTTGTTCTGGAGTAGTCATCTGCGAACTCCCTATTCGACTTGTTTTTTTTGGTTGTGCCAGTGTGATTCGAACACACGATCAGGGAGTCAAAGTCCCTTGCCTTGACCAACTTGGCTATGGCACATCATATAAGGCGGCACCCAGTGCTACCTGAGCACCGCCGTGAGTTATTTAAACCTTAGGAGTTGGACCATGGAAGAGATAACCAGCCGCAAAAGAGGCCAGCATCAATCCGCCCACAATCCAAATTGCTTTACTGATTTCAATCCAGATCAACCAGAATCACCTCAGTTCTCGATTCGCATGAAGCTGATGTCAGTAGACTGGTACACACTTGCATCACCACTCAGAGTACCTGCTGCCTTATCTGCCTGATACTTTGCGTTGCCAGAACCAGTAACAATCAGTCGATTCTGATCAATACCCTGAGAAGCCAGATAATTCGCAACGGTCTGCGCACGGTTAGCAGAGAGCTGAACACCAAAATCGGTCTGAGCATCTGCATTGATGTTACCGTTGATAACGATCA